GATATTTTGAATACAAATATTGTTCCAATTAAATATTTTAAGCAGACAAAATATAGAGTTATTGCTATTTGGACTAACACGAGCCTTGGAGCTTTCGCAAAGTATATTGACGATACACATATTAACTTATATGTGCGAACACGGTACTCTGCCGTATTAATAGGTGTCAAATAAAACATTATTAAGCCAATGTATATTCAATCACAGCTGTAACTTTAACAGCGTTAATACCTTTAATAATTAACTCAACTCCTTTTGACGATAAAGCAACTTCACATCTTAAAGATGATTGAGGTGATAACACATAATATGCACCATTTGATGCTTTATATGTTCCATATATATTAATCATGCAGTCAATATCACCGGATTTAATACCAGTATCAATTGTCATAGTTTGTAAGTTATCAGATTTTATAATATTATAAACGTGTCTATGAAGTTCTTTACCATTTAAAGAGCCTATAACAACATCTTGTGAAGTTGTATAAGTTAAACTCTGGCATAATTATTAAAATCGTAAAAAATAGGGTTAGCTTTTTTTAAGCTAACCCTAAAGTTTTATTCAATTTTTAAAACTAATTTACCATGTATATAATATTTTGGATTTTCTTCTTTGTAAAGTTTCCAACGGAGAATATCGTCTAAAATAATGCATATGCCGGACAATAATAACCATATCAAAGAAAAGAACAAATTTATCTGACCACCAACGAAACTTAGTGGAAGAGAAGAGTAATTCCATATACCTAAATTATTTTCTATATTCCAATAATATCCACCAACAGCTTCAGACAAAGTGGCAATCATTGAACCTACAAAACATTGCAATATGAAATCTGTATTCATCTCGAACAAATTGTTGATTAATCCTATAGCAATACCAATAAAACCAGCTAATATAAACATGCGCCAATCGGTTAATTTGCCCTTGTATATACATTCAATGACAAAATATATAGTTCCATAGATTATAAACAATATGCTATACTTTATTAATTTTCTCATATATCTCCAATCAATTAATTGAAACTAATTTCTGAATGACTTTCTCACTCTGTGTCATAATCTCATTATATTTATCTAAATACTTACCAGTTAAATCTGTGCCATAATAAATATTCTTTATCAAATCAATATCTTTTACATTGGTTACAGATTCGATATAAAGTTTTAACTGATTAAAGTATGTTTGATTTTTCGTCAAATTCATCTGTTCTTGCATATAAATAGATGCAATATCATCATATGTATACAAAGAACACGATTCTCCATCAGCATGATAAGGAACTTCTAATCCAGTGGATTTTGCCAAGTTCATTGCATTTAAAATATTGGACTGGTCTTGAACTGTGTATGAATACTTTTTACCATCTGATGTGGTAATACCATTTTCAATAGTAGTTTCACATGCATCTCTCATTTCATAAATTTTATTTTCTTTTTCCATATTGAACTCGGCAAGTTTTTGTGCAGCTAATTCCTCTTCGGTTGGTTCTGGAATAGGTTCTGGATCAGGAACTACTGGTTCAACATAAACTTCACCAGTTGATAAATAAATAGTATTTTCTTCATCTGTGTCTTTGTATTTCGTTGTAAATAATGAAAAATCCCCCATAACACTTAAATTGTGTTCATTAAGCAATTTAAATCCAGACAAATAAAATTTTTCTGATGGGATAGAAGTAAATTGTATTTTTACGATGTTTTCTCTTAAAAATGATAATTGTACATCATAAATAGTATCGTTATTTAAAAATCTTATTTTTTCCATGTTATTAAATTCCTTCTTTCTTTTAGATTTAATAACGAAAAGATATTAATTTTTTCTTTGTATCTAAGAATTTATATTTTAAATTTATGCCAGAGTTTAACTGTTAATAAAATCGATTTGTTAATTGATGATAATAAAAACTGTAAATTTAATTGCGATGGTTATAAATACTTGTTAATTTGTGCCGTAAATGATTCTAAGATAATAAATGTCGATCTTTTAAAATTAATCGGCAGCATTAATCTTGGATTCATACGATATTCATCAGAATCTTATATTGGTACATGTAGTATGAATATAAAACCAACTTATATAACATTACACGGCTTTTATAATAAAGGATATAGCTATTCTACATATCAGGTTTATGGAATAAAATAAATACACATTTTAGTCGTTGTTATAATGATAACTAAAAATTATAACTCCACCCAATCAGTCCACGAGCCAAAAGCATATGCTATTGCAAATGGTCTAGCATGACCTAATGCAAAACAAATTTGATTAATAAAAGCTACATCTCTATTTATCGGTAAAACCATCATTATTACCCAGTCGCCACTAGGTGAATTTAAGCCGCCTCTTACTGAATATATCCCACATTCTGAAAGGTCGTTTAAATTAGTATTTCCACCAAGAGTGACGACTTTAAATGACGATAGTGATAATTTTGTAGTTAAACTCTGGATCATTGCCGAAATAATGATTATTTATCAGTAAATTTAATACTTATACATCTGAAATGTGGCATTCCATAACTCAATATTATATTTGTGTCCTTTATACATCTTATACTGGTTCGTGCATTGGATTTTAGTCGCTACTCCATTGTTGGACATAGCCGCTATTTGTGCTGCATATCGCTTATCTGTAATAAAGCAATGTGTATAAAAGTCACTGCCGCTCATATTAATGACATAAATACCTGTTTCTTCACATTCATACTCAAATACTTTCTGAACTTCAGATGTGTAATTATATATATAATTGATTTGGATAGGTTCTTTAAAGATTCCTTCGTTTAACTGAGTTAAACTCTGGCATATTATTAAATATAATTCTTAAATTTTATCATATAGATAAATATATTCTTATATTCTAAGAATTATGAACAAAATCCTTTTAATCTAACGGTTTGTTCTATTTTATTCTGGTCTGTTAGTACATAACGATTAACACTCTGTAAATCAGTATGTCCTAACAATTTTGCAATGATGCCTATGTCAGTATCTTTTTCTGCTAATCTTGTAGCAAAAGTAGCTCGTAGAAGATGTGGGTGTATTCGTACAACACCACTTTTCATTCCAACCTTTCGCATCATTGCTTCAACACCACTTTTATGAATTCTATCATTCCGTTTAAATGACTTAAACAGTGGAGTATTATCAGAATATTGCATAAATGCTCCATTAAAATTAATATCTTTTCGTAGTTTTAAATATTCATTAATTCGCATCATTGTTTTGCCAGAAAACGATACGATTCTTTCTTTATTTCCTTTTCCAAGGATTTTACAATTATAATTTCTAAAATCCATATCAGATAGATTTATTCCGCATAATTCGCTTACACGGACACCTGTATCCAATGAAAATTGAAAAATTGCAAGATCACGTGTATTTGTACAGTTTATCTTAAGCAATTCAATTTCTTCATCTCTGAGAGGAACTTTAACACACTTTTTATATTTTACAGGTTCGATTATTGACATAGGATTTTCGGAAATCTTTTTATGTTTGTACAGATAACTAAAAACAGAAGATAAGTATTTTCTCTTACTGTCCATAGTAGAATCTTTTACATTATGTATTTTTTTGTATTTTGCTAAAAAAGAGAGTACATCATCACTTGTAATCATGTTTAACTCTTTGTGAGAAAAGTCGCACAATTGATTAACTACACGTCTATATTGATCAATTGTTAAATCTGATTTATTACTACTCATTTTCCCGATTTTAAAATATTCAAATAACAAATCTGTTGTATTTCCATTCGTAGTAGTAAGCTCCGTAGATGTTATTTGCTCAACAGAAAAATTGTTTGATATCATCCAAAATTTTTCCTTCAAAAATTTCAAATCTTCACCATTAAATCTTTCCATACATTCATTCATATACATCATTATTAATTCGTCTTTTGCACTTGTCATATAAATACCTCCTAGAACATATGTTTGTTTTTTCTATTTGGTTATTCTCTTTTTATATATGGAAAATAATGGAAATCGAATAAATGTTCGGAAGGATTTATAAATGAATTTAAATTAAACCAGAGTTTAACTTGGAAACAAGTAAAAACAGAAGGTAAGTATTTTGATTTCAGCAATATAAATTATAAAGAAATACACATTATAGCCTATTATAATAATTATCGAGTGTCTTGCTCTTTCACACAAGACGATAATGGGAATTATTATTTTGGATCAAATGAACCTGGTTGGGTTGGTGCAGTAATTATAAAGGATAATACGAATAAAGATATAAGCCTTCAAAATTTTCTTTTATCAGGAAGTGATGTTACAATCGATGCTAATATAGCAGTCTATTATCGATAAATGAGGTTCTTCAGTGGTAATGGTGGGTTAAAAACCGCCACAACCTCAGTGTTACTATTTGATTTTTAAGCAATGGCGATTTTGCTTATATAATATTCCCACGTATTATCAGCCTTCTGACCACCTGTAATAATAAGATTTTTTAATTAAGAACAATGAAACCTGCTCCGAGACTTCCACCACCGCTATCGTTGGTTTTAAAACCGCATTGTGTTCCTGCGTAAAAGTTCATTCGCACGCCGTCTAAGCTGGTACCGTTGTCTCGATGTCCCATTGCACCGTTAGAAAAAAAGTCTATGTCACGTTTGTTGTAGCCTTGCCAATATACTGTAGCAGTAAAATTTTTTACAGGAATTATACCGGCACTATTTACTGTGAAAAAATTGGGATTTACACCAACCCATCCTGTTACCCACTGTCCATTGGAATAGCTGTCTATTGATCGCCATCCTGCTATACAACTGCCACTAGGAACACCTGCTGATTGACCAGCAGCATAGCCAGTATTATAGCCATCCTCATATCTTTTAAAAGGGGATACTGTACCGGCACCTCCTGTTCCATTTCCAAAGTATTTATATACTGTGCTATTATCTGCTGAAATGGATCGTCGCTGTACGATACCCCAAACAGTACGGGCGTTACTATCTACATTTGAATCTGTAGATAGCACACCAGAAAACCAGTCTTCATTTGATGCAACTACATCAAACTCAATCGAATACATAGGAGTTATTTGCCCCATCAAATAATTTTTATTTATATAATCGCAGACAGCTTTTGCGTCAGCAGCAATATTTGGCAGTATTAATCTGAGATACGTTTTCTTTGAATTATTAACATTAGTTAAACTCTGGTTTAACTGTGTGCACTGATCTTGTAAATTTTTCCCTGCCGATGCAGATAAAGCAAATTCATCATTATCTGTTGCAAGAGAAGAAGTAACGCCTTTCATTGCTCCAAATCTATATTCAACTGTATCTGTGTCATCAGTTCCATCGCCCATATGAACTGTCTGTGAGCTTGTCCACCTTGATAATAATTTATATCCACTACTCGTAAGTATGTAATTTTTCATTTTAGTAAAGCCACTTGCAATACTCATATAATTTCCTCCTATCAATATTCTTGTTGCCAAATTACTTTGTCTTTCATTTCAGACTCTGTTGGCTCTGTTTGCTTTGTAATAATTGGGTTGTAATATTCTTTCTTAATTTGACACAAAGAATAAATTTTTTGTTCCCATGAATTTAAAAGAGAAGCAGTAACACTATCTATCTGGCTATTGTTAGATAATAGGGTTACTGCTTCTTGATATTTTTTTTCTTTTATTAAGTTTGTATGTTGATTGTATATATCTTTATCATCAATAGATATATCATTTCTCAAAGTAGGATAATAATCACTTAAAACCATATTTCTCCTCCTAGTATTCCTTTAGCCATTCACTACCTTCGTTTAGCTTGTATGCGTCAACGTCAGGTTGTTCTTTCTGAATAATAATTCTTTGAGAATAAAATATCTCTTTTGCTAAATCGTAGATTCCAAGTTCAATTTTATTAAAAGATTCACAGTTAACACCACATGGCTTTAATATTTTTTCATTATCTTTTGCATATTGAAAAGCTGCAACATTGTCACCAGAATCTCTCAATCTGTAAAATTCATCAATTATTGGAATTACGGTACTATCAACATTTTTGTAATTTGATAGTGTGAAAGTCATTGTTTCTCCTTTATTAATCGTAATATAACGGATAAAATCTTTGTAAAGTGATCGTACTAATGCAAGAACTCAAGTTATGCGATATTCCTTTTACTATATATTGTTTAGATGTATCATCATCTATCTTTTGATATTCCACCTTTTGATTTACGTCTAGCCAAGGAACAAGCTTTGTGGAAATTTCTACAGTATCATTCATGCTAGATGATTTCCTATTAAAGTAAATTGCATTTTGTTCTGCAACAGAATTAGACATAATATTATCAAATTCATCACCAGTTTTTACATCCAACACTTCTTTGATTTTTTGAACTGTATATGGACTATCATGTTCTAATCTTAGTATTACATTTTTACAATTATATTTATCTTCGAAATATTTTTTTGTATATTTTTTATCACTTAAATCGCCAGTTAATACACATAAGGCATGTGGCTGAAACTGTCCAAGATAATATGAAATGAATGTTTCTTCTTGTTTTCTAATCATGATTGTATTTACTTCGTTTGCAATAATTGTATTTTGTGGAATTGGATTAGAGGTATATTCTTGATAAATTGGAATTTGACCAAGAGAATTAATATTGAGCATTGGATTTGCTATATTCGTAGATTTTGGTTTAAATGCAATAATCTCATATTCTGAATATGAATCATATTTGTCTAATGTTAAATTAAACACATTTGAAGAAACAACACAATTTTCATCTGCATTTCTATCAATCTCATATGATTTTCCAAAGACTTCGGTTACATTTTTGATAGAAGAGAGAGTATATGTTGTATTTTCTGTACTTTCAGCTACCAAAATCTTTTGAATGAAATTATTATCAAGAACTATCGAATCATTCTGGCAAGAAGGAATCATATTACAACAGAAGTTATTATATACATCAAAATATGATTGTACATTCGGATATAATTCTGTAATGTCAGATACAATATCTGCTTGAGTATCCCCAGCAGAGAATTCTAAATCACTTGGTAATTTATTCCAATCTGGATTATTTTTTCTATATTCTAAATAACCATTAGGATTTGTAGATTGCATCCCATAAAATTCACCAATATCTTCAATCAAAATCTTATCTGTAATTTCTTCTGAAACAATAAAATTTCTCAAAACTTTTTGAATTGTTGTGATATTTCCATCCGAATCTTTTTGCTCAATGATAACCGTAGCAGCACCACCAACTTGTCCATTGCGAGTTCCATCCATTTTAGCAAACCAATCTTCTAATGTTGTAGTTAATGTATTATTAATAGCATCTTTTACGGTACTGCTATCTGTAATGATATATGTTCCGCAAGGATACCAAATATAATCACCTTTTCTAAAACTAAAAATTCCAACCTCAAAAACAAAATTCAGTCTCATATATAAGTTCAACCAATCTTCAACTTTTTTGATATCATATACTGACACCGTAATCTTTCTCCTTATATTATCATCAGATGATACCGTATAAGTATCTGGAACGATATTATTTGCAGTATTCAGCACATTTCCTAAATTATCTTGTATAGTAAATCTATATTGAACGTCTAATTGTGGTTGTAATAATATCTGTTTGTCTAGTTCAGTGATAGGATATATCATCAATACCACCATTCCTTTCCAACATCAGATAATCCACAATCATATAAATCTTCTGGATTATTAACATTCCCTATTTCAACCCAGTCAAATCCTATTTTTCTTAAATCATTATGTCCGTCTGTCGTATCAGAAACATCTCCTGAAACACTGATAAGCCAAATACGTCCATCATAAAATTTAAGAATTTTTGGTTTTCTATTGAAAAGCCAATCCTTTACATTGTTTCTATAATCAATTCCAACTGATATATCAACTGTTAGATTTTCTTGATCAAATTTAATAAAGTCACCTGCAATAGAACCTTGTTCATAATTGGAAATACTATTATTTGTAACACATGGATAACGATTATTGTATAAAGAAAGAGCAGAAGAACTAGACGGTCTGGTAGAATCCAAATCATCCATATTATATAACGTTCCGTATATATTATCTTTATCGCACACATACATTCCGTTAAACTCTGAATGAATTGTTTCGGTTACATATGTATTTTCAATTCCATTACATACAGATACGACCATATATTCATAATCTTTATTACTTGGTCTGAAAAAATCTTTTTTAGAAACTTTAAAATCTTCAATTTTTTCAATTTTTATAGCATAAAGCGGAGTCCAATCAAAAGTTCCGACTTCCCTACATTTAATTAATACATAATCAGTATTACTAAGTGAAAATCCTGAATTACCAGCATCAACAGTATTGTCATCAAATTTGGCATTTAAAATGGTATCATAATCCCATTCATCATATCCATTTTCTACTTTCAAATCTGGATTTTTGCTGACAAACAGTTGATCAAAAGTTCCATTCTCTATATATATGTTTTTAACATCTTTTGCCATAGTAGGAGATGGATCAACTGTGTATCTTGCTCCAAAAAATGTTGTACCTAAAAATAACATAGCATCCGCCTCCTTATTTAATTTCTATATATCCATTATCTTCATAATATGCTTTTAAGCTATATAAATCATTTTTTCGTTTTACTTCAAATACAATAATATAATTGTTAATATTATCAAGAGTGACTTGAGATGAAATAACATTTGAGTTTTCATCAATAATTTGATTAGAACTTTCATCAATTATCATTACATTTGGCAATTTAACATATCTATAATAAGAACCTATCACAGAATCTGCTTTTAATACGCAATAATAATTCAAAGCTATTTTTTTTATTGATAATTCTACATTGCCAGATGAAGTTGAAGTCGTATATCCAAAGAACGGAGTGTCTAATGGTGTTTTTCTTGCTTTTACAAACATTGAAAAGTTATCTGAAAAATCAAATCCACTTATATAAGTTACTTTTTTATTATCAAGTATGATTTCGCCATTACTGAACTCTGGATCTCCACCTTCTATAATGTAACCAATATCAATAATATTACAATCAACTTGGATATACCCTTCGCATTTATTGTTCGAAAGTCGAAGCAACATATTGTTAGGCTGCACTATATAATTAACATTAATTTCGCATAATCCAGTATCAAACTCCATATTGTGTAAAGATGTTCCTTTACATTGAACATAATATGTAGTCAGATTTTTTAATCCTAAAAATGTATACGAAGAATCGTTTAAACTATAAAAACTATTTGATTTGGTCACTAAATTTTTCTGTAAATCGTATAAATAAAATGTAAATTCTTTTATAGGATCATTTTCAGCTTGTCTGTATGATAATGATAGATTGATAGAAGCTTTATTGATTTTACTTGTAAAATTTGAAAATGAAGCAATTGGGATAGAATAACAATAAAAGATAATCGGCTGAGATAATTCACTAGAATTTCCATCAAAATCAAATACTTGAACTTGCGCTGTATATTGCCCAACTTTAATTGTATTTGCTGGCAAATCATAACATAATTTCATCCCAAGCTGTGTATTGTCTAATACAGTTTCAAAAGTCTTATTGTCTACAATAATAATTCTCTTTTTTTCAATCTGATTTCCGCTATAAGAAAAATAAATATTATTATTTTCAGAAGGATCAAAAGTTGATATTAAAGATAGAGTAGGGGTTGGCAGTGTAGCCATTTTAAATCACCTCCTAATATTCTTTTAACCATTCATCATCTGTAACCTGATCAGAAGGCTCTGTTGAATCTATTTTAAAACCATGCCCAGCAGAAGACGATGAAGGAATAGCCCATGTTCCATCTGCTCTAAAAAATTTGTCTTGGCTTCCTTTTGTTGGAGCAGGAATATAACCAGCAGTTCCATTTGCTGAAGCAGTTGCACCTTTAAAGGCAGTCCATGTATTGTTATCGGCATTGTAACTTAAGCACACCCAGTAAGTTCCGTTATATGTAAAAACATGTGCTATATTATTGTAAAAAGCTCCTGCTCTTGTATAATTTAAAGCACCTATAACACCATTGCGTGTAAAAGCTATAGTTTTTGCTCCTGTATTATTTACATTTAATGTAAGATTTCCGCTAGACGGATTAGTTGTAGTTGTATCTGTAAATTCTACAACAATTGTCGCCCCAGGTTTAAGCACAAAATTCGCAAGTGTAGCAACTTTAGCAGTAACGTTTCTTGCAGTCGAACATGTCGCAAGTGTGAGAGTAGACATCACTGTATTTAAATTTGCTTTATCGGTTGAACTCATCAAACCATTTGCAGAAGTTGTTGCTGGTGAATAAATTGTATTTGTATCCTTGTAATATGGAACACCATCGATAATTGGACATGCAATATGTCCACTATTGGATGTGACAGTAGATGTGGTTTTTACTCCACCAAGAGTAGAAGATGAAGCAGTTGGTAAACTATATTTATTTGCGCCACTAGCAATACCGGCTAATTTTGTTTTTTCATCTGTGGTATAATCATTAGTTGATAATCCTTTTCCAGAAACTATATCAACCTTTTTGTCAAATTTTTCATCTAGTTTATTCAATAAATGGTCTAGTCCATTTAGGCTTAAAATAGAATCTTGTGGCATTTATTCATCTCCTTTTATTAAATAATGCATCTATTTCTTCATTTGTAATATATGATATGTTTTCTTGTATATAGTTTGGAATAGAAGAAAACTCAATGTTAATTGTTTTTCCGTTTTTGTTTGCAATTAAAATTGTATCATCGGAAACAGATGTTTCTATATCATATGAATCTATTCGCTTTTGTGGTATTGGCATAATGTCTCCTTTCTCACAGTTTAGCGATAATCAACTTTCTCTGTTGATTTCCATTTATATAATGAACCAAACATTTGTCACCAGATTTAAAATTAATGTTTGTTCCATTTTTTACATTGTACTTGTATGAATCAATTAACACAGTATAAGAATTTTCATTTTGAGAGACTATAATTGCCTCTTTATCTGAATATAAATGGGCAATTTTCTTATCTACTATGCGAATAATTTCATCAACAAGTTTTTCGATTGTTTTATTGTTGTTTGGCATAAATCTCCTTTGCAAAATAAAAGAGCAGGTAGAGTATTAGTCTACTTGCTCTTAAAATAAATATAATATAGGGACCATTAAAAAAGCCTTATTTTTCAACGCTTTCAGCTATTTTAGCCACCAAAATTGGCTTATTTAGTGACCACCTCATTTTCGTCCAGTCTAAATGATTTTCTGAACGCTTTATCAAATTCTTCCCATGTATCAAATGCTCTCATCATATTAATTAATGATACTAAATGCTTGTCTAAATAATCAATTCCTGTTGTCTCTGTCAAAAATTGATGATGTTTATAACGTCTACGATGAATTTTTTCATCAACTGGATTTCGTCTTTGCAATTCTTCTAAAACTCCATCGGGCATTAAATCATATACAAGATAATTTGTAAGTTTGCCAACCAACGGAGTTCTAGCATTACCATTATAATCCCATCCTTTTAGTCTATATAATTCTTCATAAAATTCATTTGGAAAACGTCTTGTCCAAGGTAAGTATTCTTTTCTTACAAATTCTGCTAGTAATTTTTGTAATTCATCTTTCTTACGAATTTCCTGATAACCAGTTACCTCATCAATTAAAGCAACAATTCCAGTTTTCGCAAATGCAGACATAACGGCTAAAAGCTTATCCGCTAACTCAGATTGTTTTTCCCATCCATCACCATCAAAAACACCGTCATTTTTGGCAGATATATATGCCTTACATACATCAACAAATAAAGTTGCATCAAATGGAACAAATGCAACACGATACCCCTTTATTTTATATAGTTCATTATTATTTCCTTTTCTTACCCATTCTTTCAACTCATCGGAAAGATATGGTTGTAAATAATTAGCATTTAAATTTCTTAATAAAGCAACTGATCCGCTTCCAGATAACCCCATTGCTCGTGCTGTTCCCCTTAATGATAAAAGACGTTGACCATCCTCTGTTACATAGCAATCAATATCAATATTATTATCAATATTCCATTTACCACAACTAATTACTTTAATATTATCATTCACTATTAAGCCATTCACCATTATATAGTACCTCCGTCAATTTTATATATTTCCATTATATACCAATAATTGACAAAACACTATATGTTTCATTATTACCGCACCCATATTTCAGAGTACGGTTATATTTTTATCTTTTTCTTCTGCTAAGTTTCTGGTCAACAATACCTGCAAGCTGCCTGTCAAGTTCTCTTGCAAACTGATCAACATTCGGTACTTCGTGTAAATGAATTTCTCCAATAGATACTCTATTATCTACACTTCTGTTATCATAGTTGACATTTTCAGCATTCTTGAATAAATCCCTACACATATTGTCAGACATAGTATTCATTGAATACATATAATCAGGATTATCCTTTATAAAGTTAGTAAGCATATTTTCATATTCGTAGTGAATAGGTTTAAGAATACTTCCGTCTTTACGTGTTATAACATCTGAATCTGACAATTGTTCTACATTGCCTTGGTTCTTAAGAATCTCTTTGGTTTCATTGGCAGGAATTACTTTTTCGCCACCTTCGAAGTTGACAAACTGCTTTCCTTTTACAAGATCAACACTGCCATCATTGTGTACAAAAAGTTCATCTCCATTTTCAGAAAGAAGATTAAATCCTTTCTGTCCATTGTCCGTACCAGAAGCATAACGTTTGTACACGCCATTACCACCATAATTAACAATATTGCTTGACGCTTCACCTCTCGTCACATATCCTTTTTTCCACTTTACAACAAGATATTTTCCACCAACACTAATAACACCATCACCACCAAGCATTCCAATCTTACTAGAAGCTTGCCCATTTGTATTAAAAGTACCAAGTGTTCTGTATATCCAATAATGTTGTACAGTATCTTTTTTGGGTTGTGATGGTTTGCTTACAGAACTAACATTTCCACTTGAACCAGAATAACCATTAGAACCACCTGAAGTCTGTGCTTTTGTTGCCTCGGCTGCTTTAACAGCATTTAATGCAGATATCTGAGCGTTTGCAGATTGCCATGCCATATCAGAAATTGACTTTTGAATATCATTATACTGATTTCTGAAATCATTTAATGTTGACAGACGACCATTGAGGACATCGGATTCCCAACTCTGACCAAGTAACATTTTTGCGTACATGTCGTCCACACTGTTACTATATTCATCAGAAAGAGAAGACCACTGATCTTTAAGTTTATTATAGTAGTCAACTTTTTCTTCATATGACTTAATGAGTTCTTCATTGTCATTAATCTGAGATTGAATCTTGAGATATTTGTTTTTAAAGTTTTCAATATCGGAAGTTCTGTTTAAAAGAATAAGTTTTTCGTATTCCTGTCCCCAAAGTTCGATAGCAAGTTGTTCGCTTACTGCTTTATCCCAAGCATCAGGAATTTCATTCCACTTTTCTTTATACTTCTCCAAAATATCAATAGATTCTTGAATTTTATCTTGTTCTTTTTGAAGACTATTAATTAATTCTTCGTTTGTAATATCATCAAGGTCTTTCTGTGCATCACGAATAGCTTCATTATCAGTATCGTATATATATCCCTTGCCTTCTACATATAATTTACGAGTACGTTGCTGTTGTGCTTTCTGTAAGGCATAAAGTGCTTGTTCTTTTCTATATTGCAAGTCTAAAGCATCATTTTTATCGTTTAAAGCATCTATTTGATCTTGCAATAAATCCTTTTGCTCATTCAATCTGTCTATTTCTTTATCATAAACATTCGATACAGCAGATAGGATTTTATCATAATTGTCTTTCTGGTCATTCAGAATATCATTTTGATCATTGAGTGCATCTATTTTTGCTTGCCAAACATCAATTTCTTTCTGCAATCTTCTTGTAATAGCAGATAAAGCACGATCATATGCATCTTTCTGTTTTTCCAACATTGTCTTGGTATAATCATACCAGTCTTTATCAGAGATTTTACCAGAATTATGCATATCTGCAAGCATCTTAGAAACGGAATCACAGTATTCCTTATAGGACATTTTGCTTGCATCCAGTTTCTTATCATAATAGTCCATCATATCATCACAATATGACTTATAATATGATTTCAGACCTTTGTAGACTTCTTCCTCATACTTCCGATAATCGTCAAGGTATTCTTCTTTTCCAGCAAAATATTTTTCATTTAATGCTTGTACGCCATTGTAATACTGTTCCTCTGTGATGTATTCCATCTCAAGATTGTGTTTGAGAAGGTCATATTCAGCTTGGAAGGCTTCTTTGAGTTCGTCTTTGGATGATTTGGATGATGAGCCTGATGAAGAAGATTTCTTTGCTATAGAAGCAAAATTACCAGTAGAGATAGTATTCTTAGTTGACTGTATCAGCTTTAGTTTAGTATCAAGACCTTTCATAACATTTTCAGTTGCTGTTTTATCTTTTGCTGATGCAGCAGAAATCTGAGCCGATAATTCCTGTGCCTGTGCTGCTGTCATAGCTGCCTGTGCAACACCTTCATATGAACCACTCAATTTTGCCAAACTATCCATAAGGGCAGCGTTACCAGTGATGTAATTTGTAGTTGACTGTGCTGCTTCGCCATTAGCAATAGCTTGTAACTCTGTCATAGCTTGAGTAACGGCAGTAGCCTGTGCTTCATCAAGTTTCGCTTGTGCTAACTGTGCCATTGCGTCCGCATTAAGAGAAAGCTGTCCATTCTCTACTTGTAAACAAGCAAGATATTCATCACTAAGAGAGAGCAGTGATTGAATCGTGTCGATAGATAACTGACCGCCATTAGAGTTATATTCCTCTACAGCAGAATTTAAGGTGTCATATGCTGACTGAATAGAGTCTATTGCGGAGTTGAGGTCGGAGATTTGCTGTTTGAGAGTTTCTGCGTCTGGAATTTCAAAGGAATCTTCTGATGTTACTTGAGAATTCTCATTTTGTTTATCTTTAACAGTCTGTAATGCTGCCGTATAATCATCCGCTGATAAACTAGCACCATTTAACTTCTTTTTCTGTTCTTCTAGTGCGTTTTCAAAATCCTTTGAATTAGCTAGTTTAGCTTCTTCTTCAGTGAGAGATTCTACCCACTTTGTAGCTTCATCAGCATCCACACTATCAATAACATCTGTTAAAGCAGAAGTAACACCTGCTGTTGGTATAGATTTACTTGGAATCAGTTTATTTAATAAATCAGATTTTGACTGAGATTGAAGTAAACCTAACTGAACCAATTTATCAATTAACTGGTCAAGAGTCAATCCATAATCGTCAGCGTATTGTTTAAGCTGTAAATATGCGTCTTTCTGTTCGTCTGTGGCAACTTTAGGATTATAATTTTTAATGTCCTCTACAGTATTAAACTTATTTACCGCATCTTGAACACCTTTTTCAAAGTCATCACTATCGTCATCAATAGCAGCTTTGAATTTAACCTCAAAATTCCAACCTCCAACAACTTCCTGCAAATCAGGATACATGCTATTAAAATAATCAATAACACTTTGATCATCTAATCCTTCGGTAGTACTTTGTACGATTTCCGCATAATTTTGTTTTGCTTTTTCGATAGATTCTTCATCACCTGAAGCAAATGCGTCTTGGTATTTCTCATAAGCTTTATTTATTTCATTAAACGACTCTTCATAAGTTTTGCCAGCTTTATTCAGTGTTTCTGTGTCGCTTAAAACCTTGTCATACAAAACGTGCTGAGAGTACATTTCTTGATATTCATCTAATTTTGATTTTACTTCATCTGCTTGATTGCCTAAATCATTTAAGAATGTATCATCCATACCCATGCCTTTTGCAAGAGTTTGAATATTTAATAATTGTTTATGAATGGTGTCTAAATCACCAGATAATGTAATTGCATCATCTCTTTCAGCACGAGTAATATCGGCACCAAAATCTTTTTTAAGCTTCTTATAAAATTCTTCATAAGTATCATCTCCATACATAGGAATCATATGGAATGTTACTTCTGTATCTTCCATCTCATCAATCATTCGTTGGAAATTATTACCGTGTCCAATATTCGCAAAGGCATCAGCAACTTTTTCAGTCCACCCCTTACCCCTATCCGAATTAAATGCATTTACAGTTTCCTGCCATTTATCTTGAGTAAGCGTATCTAATGAATCTGTTTGACCATTGATTGCATCTGTAACGAGTTTTACAGCATCGGCTTCATCTCCGAATTTATCAATCATCTCATCCTGAATTTTTAACAACTCTTGACGAGCATTATAAGTATCTTCATAAGAAGAAGTATCATCATTGATAGTCTGATACAATTCTTCAATTTTTGTTTTGTAATCTGAAATATCAGATTTGGTCGAAGCAAATTCAGAACCAATCTGTGCAGCAGACTCTGCTAATCGATCAGAAGCAGTAGCACATTTATATATAATGTCAACCGCACTCGTTAAAGCATATATCAATAGCATATTACCTGCCATTGCAAGTGCTTTCATACCTAATTCGGCAGCCTTAGAAGATTTTGTTAATCCATCAAGAGCTACTTTGTTTCCGTTTGCGGCAGCAACAATATTTTGAGCTTCCTTTGAAGTATTTAGCATTGTACGGTTAAATGCTGTTTGCGATGTCACACAATTATCAATTTGCTTATTATACGCCTTAATTGCGTCCACATCTGATGTTGACAACACTTCCGACAAGCTAAAGTTTTGTTTTTTAAATAAATCACCATTAAATAAACCACTGATAAAATTGTTTGGTTGAATCCCGGTTTTCCCAGAGGTATTTGTCATTGTCTTGAATATCATACTATGTTATAATTTATATGTATTTTTATCATGTTTGAAGTAATAAAAATAATATTTAGGAGGATTCCTTATGAAAAAGAATTTTTATATTCTGAAAAAACAAACAAGATTCTATGTTTTTATGATTTTATTAGTAGCTACAATATGTGGTTTTATTTTTAAAGGGGCGTATACAGTTCAATATAATAAAACTCTTCATAATATTCAAAATGAGCCAAAATATACTTCGCAACTTCATATTTACGAATATCAAGTGGAAGAGGAAATAATGAAAGAAAAAGGTGTAATGTTTTTGGATGTTACAAAAAATATTGCTTATATATTAATTACCCTTGGTGGATTGCTTACTGTAATTTCTGGAATATTTTGTATTAAAACTTTAATCAATGGTAGCAAGTCAAAACAATATTATATTGATACATCAAATACTAGCAAATCGGTCGAATGTCCATATTGTCATTCAATGAACACTTCTAAAATTGGTACAGTAAGTCGTATGACTTCGACTGCCATGTTCGGATTAGCAAGTAAGAAAATAGGAAAACAGTGGCATTGCAATAACTGTAAAAGCGATTTCTAAAAATGGAACAAATCACCTAAACAAATGTTCCGACTATACCTGTATAATAATTAGTGGTAAAATATTCCTATCAAAATAATGTACAAGGGAGAATAACTATATGAAAAATTATTCAAAAGAAGAGATTTCTAAAATAGTGTCAGACTGTTCCAACACCATTTTAGAAACTAACGTGCAATCATTTATTGATGAAGCCTTAGATATTGCAAAAAATGGCAAAAGTGACAATGATACAATCATTGAAATGTTTGTACTTATTTATCAGAAGACTCAACAAAATTGTTGCGATACAATCACAGAAGTATTGAATAAAATACTCAATGATTAATTCTCTTCATTAAACATTTTTCGAGATTATTTTGAATAGCATCAGATAAAGAGTTATTTTCTTTTAATTTCTGGTCAACGATATTTGAAATAATCTCGTTTATTTTTTCTTTTATAATATTGTTCATAATTATCACCTCATAATAAGTTGAAAAATACAGTAAGTCAGAAGAATCGGAGGTAACACCAATGAAAAATACACAGAACATTGCATCACTTATAGCTCAACTTGAATACGAAGTCGGAAGAGAGTGCTATAATCCAAATTCATATGACGGCTACACTGGAATCGAAGGTCTTGGATATAGATATCCTGTAAAAGTATACCAAAACGAAGATATGAGAACATATCGTGGTTCAATTACATCTATTTCTCCATCGGAAGTTCATACTATGAAGTATGTATTCGGATCTAATCATTTATTCATCGGTAAAGGAATATATAATATTCTCAATGAACTTGAAAAGAGATACGGATTAGATTTTAATAAGATGGAAGAAGAATTGGGTAAAGATAAATAAGAATTTACGTTCCGACTATTAAATAGGATAGAAGAGTAAGGTTGTTTTTAATCTTCAATATCAATGCTGTTGATTTTTGATAGCATATAGTCAACTGTCTTATTCATTGGTACATCATATTTTTTATTAGTCTCAATAGCACACTTGTATATGATTCCGCAAATCAGATCTGCATAATTATCAAGTGTTCCAAAA